ATTCCCCAGCATATGTGGAAGAAATTGTTACAGCAGTTGCTAAGTCTGTTCTTTTTGACATAATTTTAATTTTTAAATTTTAATTGTTATTAAATAATTTCGCGAATACTCTGTCTTGAGTACTCATCGGTCTGTTTTGAGCGTAAGTATGCATTTCTGTTTTACTTTTATTCTCAGGATTGTGATTAATTACTTCTGAAGTTTCAGAAAACTTTTCAGTTACTGTTCTAGTTTTTAAAGTTCCTTCGTCAGTGTCAAAATCTTCTTTTTCTCCATCTCTGGATTTAAGATCAGCGATAGCATCTTCAAGGTTTTTAATTCTAATTTCCATTCCTTTCCAATCGCCAACTTCAGCTTCTTCATCCGCTGCATCGACTTCTTCTTCAACAGGTGCTTCAACTTCTTCTTTAACTTCTTCTTCGACTTGTTCTTTGACTTGGTCAATGATTCCGTCTTCTTTAACGACTAGCATCATTCCATCGTCCAAGATGTAATCTCCCGCTGGTACGGGAATTCTTTCGTCTTCATCTGTCACGATAAAAACCTCTCTACCTTTTTCAAAAACCTCACTTTCAAAACGTGTGCCATTTTCAAGCTTGCGTTCTTCAAGTTTAATTTCTAAACCAAGTAAAGTTTTAACTTTGTTTAAAGTTTCTTTTGAGTTCATATATATAAATGTTTATTAATTACAATTATAATATAAACCGACATTGTAAGTTTCTGTTGTAAATTCAAGCGTTTTAACCTGATTTTAAATATTGTTTTATTGAAATTCAGTTACTAGAAATTCTTTGTTTTCCGTTAAAAGATAGTCTCCATTTTCAGCAAGTATTTCAAATAACACGGTGGGAGTGTTCTGTCCTGTTGTTGCACCAATTCCTTGATTCTGTAAATTACCATTGCAGCATTTAGAATTATAAGTATTGTTTTTGCAAAGACATCCCCTTCTACCACCTACTGGAGATGTTCTGCTAGGCGTTGGTGTTCGATTCCTTGAGTACATCTATAATATTTTTTAGTAGTTTATCTTCTTCAGTTAATTGATCTGTTTTATTTTCTTTTACTTTATTGTTTAATCGATCCGCAAAATAGCCTTCTATAGAAAACCCCACTATTTTATTTTGTTTTACATAATTGTTCCAGATGTCATCATTATCGATTTTCATGGAAACCATCCACGTGCCTAAAGGTAAATCCAAACCATACTTTCGCGATTTATCATGAACAGAATCTTCTATTATCCAAGACTCAACTACTGTCATGCCTTCTAGTTTTTCTTCTGTATGCTCCATAGTAGCCTGACCTTGATTGCCAGCTTTTAAATACATCTGTGATGCTTTAGAAACAGTCTCTTTAGAGAAGAAAATATAAAATTCTTGTTCTCCATTCTTGCGATAGATCGGTCGGTCGGGAATTAGTGCCGCCCCCATCAAAATACGCTTCTCTTTTGATACTTCAGCAAGTCTTATTTGTTCTTCGTTTTTAAGTGCTAAAAAATTTTCTTCTATTGCTGGTGCTGAAACCACCGAAATAGCTTCTATTCCAGATAGTTCTTCGTTTTCGTCAATTACTAATTCTATTATATCCATTTTATAAATTGTATTTTAATATAAACATGATTTCTTCTTTATTGTTTTATTAACCGCCTAGTGTTGCGCCTTGAATTATGCCATTTTCTAAACTCTGTGCAGTAGTCACATCTTGTGAAACTACATACGCTTGTATAGGTGTTTGCTGTTGTTCGCCTAGTGCTGAAGCTATTTGATTTGAACCGCTTTGACCTACTATATTAAAGGAAGGAGCTTGAGCACCAGCAGAAGCAACAGAAGTTAATCCCGCTGTACTGCTTGATCCTGATGGATTTGAAGAAGCTATTTTTTGAATATTAACGGCTGCAAAAGCACCAGCCAAACCCGCCTGTATATATGGATAAGCTGGAAATGCCGCTGTTAAACCAACGTTTGCGTTTGCAGTAGTGAAAGCGTTTTGAACACCTTGATAACCGCTGATTGTTGCTTGACCTATTGCCATTGCTTTTCCAATCTTGCTACCTTTACCAGCAATTTCACCAATTAGTGCCATTGTATTTTTAGCGATTCCTAGTTTTGCAGTTTTAACAGCTTCATCTAATTTTTTTTGTTCTTCTGCATCAGCTTCTTTGCCATCTAAAATCTTATTATCCCAGTAAGCGATAATAGCCGCTTTTTGTTCTTCTGTAGCATTTAAATCTTCAAGAGCTTGAAGTTCTTTTTCTTTTTGAAGTATTGCTTTTTCTTCTTCTTTAACAGCTCTTTCTTCTTCAACAGATTGCTGAAATTCATCTTGAATGTCTTTTATACTTTGTAAGCGTGTTTTTTCATCTTCTTCAGCTTTTAAAATCTTCGCTTTTTCATCTTCTTCAGCTTTTAAAATCTTCGCAGCCGCTAGATCAGTAATTACTTTCTGTGCTGCTATTTCTTCATTTAAAGCAGTTGTAATTTGCGTTTGAAGTAAACGTTGACTTCTTAATTTTTTAGTGTCTAATTTTATTTCTTCTGCTTTAAGTTTAGCAAGCTTGTCTTTTGCTGCGATATTATTAAGACCTTGCTCCATTTCAAGCTCTTGAGCCTGAATTAAAAGCTGTTTAGCAGCAATTTCTTTGTTAGTAATTTCTTCTTCTATCGCTTGTGCCTTTCTTAATAATTTAACTCTTTCTGTAGCTGTATTATTTACCCTGTCTTCTGCTTGTAATCTTATCTCGTTAATCTTTCTATCTGCTTTCGCTCTTTCGACTTGTAGCTCTCTTTCTATATGATGTGCTTTTTGTCTTGCTTTAGTGACTTGAGCCATTGCAGAAACCTCAGAGAGTGTTTCATCTACAAGGCCAGTTACTGAATCGGAGACTTTGTCAATAGTGTTTTTGACTCCTGTCATTGTATCAATGTAAGAGCTACCAGCTTTTTTGGCGTCTTCCATCGCACCAGAAAAATCTCGTTTTAATACTTTTTTAATTGCGCTACCTAAAAAACCAATTGTTTCTATTGCTGAAGAAATTCTGTTTGTAACATTTTCAACAAAAGCATCTTTAAAATCAATAAGTGCTTGTTTAGGATTTGTTATAGCATCAAATATCGCAGTGCCTAAATTTGCAAATGCATCCAAGATTTGATTGACTACTGCTCCAAGCATCGCCAAGCCTACTTGTAATTTTTCTTGTCCTTCTTCACTTCTTTTAAAAGCTGCAACCAATGAAGTAACAAGAACGACAAAAGCACCAATTCCACTGGCTATCCAAGCAATTTTTAAAAGACTCATTCCTTTGACAGCCGTCATTATGCTTGTGTAGAATCTACCAAAGGATGAAATTGCACCACCTGTAAGCTTGTCAAGTTCTCCCATGACACCAGATAACTTGTTTTGCTTTTTAGTTGTTTCTGCTAAAGTTTTATTTGCTTTCTTTTGCTCTGCTTCAAGTGTTCTTTTTGCTTTTACTTCTTTCTTAAGTTCTCTATTGGTTTTTTTAAGTAAGTCATTATATTTTTTCTGTCCCGCAAAATTAGTCTTGCTTATGTCTTGTAATTTATCTTCGTATTTTTCCTGATCGTCAGTAAGTTTTAAAATAACTTTATCCTGAATTTCTAACTGCTCCGTTAATTCATCTACTGATTTCTGCGCTGCTTTAGTTTCCGCACTTATTACAATCGTTCTTTTTATTGCCATTTGATTTTTCTTTTAATTTGATGAAAACCCTCTTTAAAAGATTCTGGTATTTTGTTTTTGCCTTTTGCTATTTCTACAGTTTCATTGACACCATAAAAATTATCTATGTTTAATAATTTTAATACAATCATATTGTTATCAGTTCTATTTTACTTTTGTTATTAGTCAAGTTTATATTCAGGCTGTTTATTCTAAACTGTTTTCCGTTTACTACAAAAATATCTGCTAGTGTGTAATTAAGAATTATATTTAGTGGGAGGTAAGCGGTGTATTTAACTATTCTTGAATTTGTTTTAAATAAATTAGATATATAAGTATTATAATAATTTTGATACAATGTTCCTGTAAATGTAGAATCTAAAGTATACTCATTTATCATAAGTCCAAAATTAGAATTTGCAGTACTTGTCGATGAGCTTGAATAAGGACTGTTTAAAGGCACGCTATATGCATTCATTGAAGTGTGGGGAAAACTGCCTGAAGCTCTAAAGGATATATTTCCTTGATTAAATCTATTGTTAGGATAAAACAATAATGGTTTTCCTATGTATGGAGCTCTATTTTCGTTCACACTATAACCCCAGACAATAGCGGTGTTAGTTGACGTTGCACTATTTACTAATCTTTCAAACATCATATGTTCAAAAGGAGCTGCAACTTTATAAATTTCTCCATCTAATCCTTCAGTACTATCATTATACTGTTCTATTCCCCAATCTTCATTATTTAATTGAGTGTATTTTTTAGTTAAGAAACTGCCTATTCCTTCATATTGAAAATTTATTTCTCTATAAGGCAAAGCGACATCCACAGCGCTTGTTTTAACGTCTATATACTTTGTAACGTCATAAGTGATAGAAGTAGCGTAAAAGCTATCTAAAGTGTCGACATAGATACTTCCGTCTTCTTTAACATAAGCAACTAAATTGAACATCTTAAATAGACCTGTTAATAGGTCTAGCGTTTTCATGTCTGGTATTTGTGTAGCAATATCAAAAACAAGTTTAGTATATAAATCAAAAACCCCTGTATTTAGTGTTTCTGTTTTTCCAGATGGATAATCTACGTTTGTTGCTGTAAGAGTTGCTACAATATCCGTAAACTGTATCGCTACAGAAGTAGATATTGTAATTTGATAAGTACCAGCTAAACTACCGATACCACCTAAATCATTTGCTGTTACTGTTAAGGCAGTAGTTTGAGCAGATATTTCGTATTGAGCATTACCATTTTTAGTAATAGAAACATTGTAAGGATTTGAACCTACTGGAGTTAATACTAAACTAAATGATTGACTGCTTGCATCGTCAAAGTCAGAGTTAATAATAATATTTGTTCCATTAGTTCCGCCCCATTCTCCACCTCCAGAACTCCAATTAACTAACGTAGGGTAATTTGTAACTTGTGATAACGTATCTACAGCACCAGATTTTCTGTGTAACCACATAAACAAACCTGAATACGCTTTATTAGAAAAATTAAAGAAATCAGTTGAAAAAATTATACTTGGATATGTGTTTGTAATTGCTTTTATAATAGTATCTACTCTAATAGCGTATTTTAAATCACTCCATAAAACGCCATGATCATTAGTGCCACTTCCTGTATGATAATATAAATTACCATCTCCAGTAGTGTGGGTTACAGAATCATAAAGTAATCTTTTTGTATGCGTTATTAATGGAGCTACTACGCTATTTTGTTCATAGGCGACAGTATTTAATTGCATCTTATAATAAATGCTATCTACATCATAAAAAGGACTTATTCTTATTACATAACTTTGTCCTGATACTAGAAAAATGTCATCTTTTAAAATTAATGTATCGTTATTATCTATTTGAATTATTACTGTTTCTTCATTAGTTGTAGTGTTTGTTACTCTATCTCCAATAGAAACTGAAGTTGTAAAAGTTTGCGTAGTGTCTATTAATTCATCTTCATTATAATTCGTTGTAGTTGAAGTTACTTTATCCGCAAAAGTCAATAAGCTTAATTTGTCTTCCCCTAACACATCATTTAAAGTAACTGTTTCTCCATAAAATACTACCTTATAAGAATAAGGCTTGTTATCTTTTAAACTAACAGAGTTTAGTTTTACTTTACCTATTTTAAAATCTATTCCATTTAATTTAAGTATTGCGCTTACTTTAAACCTTGCATCAAAACCACCAACAATATCCCAATTATAATAGTGTTTGAAAATAAGATTATTCGTGGAACTTGCGGGAAGACTAAACTGTTGACTGAATGAAGTAAAAACTTTAGATATATCTTTAGCATTAATAATAGTATCTGTAATAGAAACGCTTTCGTCTTTGAACAGATCGACTCTTTGATTACTTATATATAATTCAACTATTTGCATTTATCTTATATTATTAATTGTATCAAAAGCAAAACTTACCTCTATTGTGTAATTAATTAAACGATCTGTAAGACTTGTTTTATACGCAATGTTTTTGCTGTCTATATTGATTCCCAGAGTTTCACTATCGTAATAAATCCAAACCTGTTCACTTAAAAACAATTGTTTAAATATTTCATTATAACTTTCAGGGTAATAATCACTGTTTAAAGTCAAAGTTTGATTTCCGTTTTTAGTCAGTGTTTTCTTTTGCGGATTGTTTGTCGTGTAAACACCATCAGTAAGAATATTTGATTTATAATCTGTTTGAGTTGTTTGCATTTTTAAAAGTGAGTTAGCAAACATCCAGATTTCTTGATAAGCTCCATACTTGTTTATAAAGGTTAATTTGTAAGGCGTGTATTTACAATTGTCATAAGACTGAATTCGAACGGTTACTGTTTTTGCACCCGTAGTTATTATCGCTTCATCGACATTAAAATTTCCTGTATTTGTTACATAAGTAATTTGATCTTGAATGTCTGCTTGTGATGGTGTGGTAATTGTTGAAATTAATGCGCCTTGATATGCCCATTGTACATTAGTCGCTATTGTATTATCTACAGGAATAGTTACTGTTTCATTAGTGTTTTTAATAATTGTATTATTTGTTTGTAAATAATAAACATTACCAAACGTTGGGTTTGAACCATCTTCAAAGAAACCATAACCATAAAATGCCCTAAGACCTAAAGTGTCTACAGGCGTTTGTGCTGTCGTCAATATTGTTTCTGTTATTCTATAGTCCACGAATATAGTAGTCGCTTCTAAAGTTGTTACTGATGGGGTTGGGAATGATCCATCAAATAAAGCAGTGATATAATCTTTTATCAGTTCAGCAATTTCAAAGTTTACTTTTCCATTTATAGCTGTAGAATTTAAAGTGTACTGAGGACTTCCTTGCCATGAAGAATTAACAGCACCAGAATATATTAATATTTCTATTTTAGCAGATGTTAGATTTGTTGTCGATAGATTTACAAAATATGGACTTCTTACATTTATTTTACTCATTGTTTAATTTTTTGTAGGATTTTGGTCTTCTTCTAATACTGTATTTACATATATATCAAAGGCGTTTACAATTTCATCAGGCAAATTCTTGAAAGCTTTTATAAAAGGAGTTGTAAAAAATAGAGTAGGAGAAATTCCTTGAGCGAATACACCTCTGGCAATTAAAAAATTTAATGTTTGTCTAGTCATCACTTTTCCGTTTTTACTTTTTAACGATAGATTATTAACCTTTGTCCAACTGTCAAAAGCTGCTGGCGGTGGCATTCCTTTTAATCCGAATTTTCCCCCTTTGCTTTTATAAGAAAAGCGTTCAGCAATTCCATTGTTACCTGTAAAGACAGAATCTGTTTCTTTGCCTTTTTGTTTCCCTTTTTTAACGATTGAAGGATCAGCGCCATAAACTCCAGCATCAAGGAACATTCCGTATTCTTCCATCCAAAACTCTAAATCAACTTCATCCCCCCTTTGTACAACTTTACTTTTTAAAGATTTTTTTAAAGCACCACTAGACTTGCTTTTATCTTTATTTAAATTTAATCTCGCTCCTTCGACAGTTTCTCTGCCCATTTTCTGCAAAGCTTTTTTTAATTCCTTTAGCATATAGTCATATTATTAGGAATCAATACATTAAAAGTAACTGTCCAGCCAGCCAGCTTGTTTTCAAATCTATCCACGAATGGCTCTAATGTAGGATCACCGTTTAATTGATATTTATTGACGTACAAATCCCCTCTAAGCAATAATTCTAATAATCTGTTCGCAACTGCAAACTGAGTGTTTAGAACGTCTTGTTCGTTGCTTGTGCCTTCAAATTGATTTGGAATACCTTCTGGGAAAGTTTTGCTTTCATCTACTATATCCATGCATAAAAGAGAAACGCTAAAGTTCCAGACGTTGCTTTGCATCGTTGCACCACTAACCATAAAGTGACTAAGCGGAAATATGGTGCTTTTATTTAGGTCGACTTCAAAGAGATCGCCGTATGTAACGGTATTTACATATTGATCTAATTGTAATGTTTCTCTAATTTTTGTAGTTAGGTTATAAAATCCTTGCATCTTATTTAAATTGTTTTTTAATCATTCTATTTTCTAAGTCTGTTTTTTCTTTTTCAAAAGCTAAATACATCAAACACTGATGAAGGGGGAGTCTTGTAACTTCTTCAAACTTTGTAAGGTCTGATTTAGATAAGCAATACAGCTCTGAATATCCTGACCATTTTTTTCCGAATCCGCTGTAATCGTTTGAATTTCCTTCGTTTGACTCTCCAAATATCTCGGGATACAGCTCAGTAATACGTTCGTTAAATTGTAAAAAAAAACCATCGCACCCATTACAACATTTAGCGGCATGTCTTTCATTACTTCACTATAGACATGACTGCCTTCATAATCTTCTATTAAATATTTTGATCCGTATTTCTTTTTAATAGGTCTATACAGCACAGCCATTGCTTTGTGCATATTGCCCCAGTCGTTTATATAGCTTGTAATGTCTTTATTCTCGCCATAGGTTATATCATCAAGCTTAGGAATAAATCCGTATGTAGTGCCATAGATTGTAAACTCACTTATAAATTTAGATTCTACATCAAAGAGCTTGCTCAACTCATTTGTTAGATTGTCAACTTTAACAGCTTTTAATTTTGCTAAGTCTAAGCTGTTAATTCCTGTAATACATTTTATTAAATCTTCATTGCTAGGATTTTCAATAAGACTAAATTTTTGATAATCTTTTAACTTAACATATTTTAACGAACTAGGTGCGATCATGTAATGGTTTTAATATAAACACAAAAAGAGCCTTGCTGTATCACAAGACTCGATTCGAACCAACCAAAAACAAAAAAAAACTTTATATTAAATCATAATCCCCATTTTTATAATCTTGATAATCTTCCAGAAATTTATCTTTGATTATCTTTTTACCTTTTTTCAAAGTGTGAAATATATTAGTCGAACTAATATTCGTTTCTCCTGACATTGCTCTAATAGTCAAAGGCGTGTCTTTATAAAGTTCAAACATCTTTTTATCATACCAGTGCCATGTCTTGATTTCATTATCTATTTTATTACAGATTCGACCATAGGCATATTCTTTTTTAACATTTTCAGAATCATAATGTACCTTTTCAGCATTTTGTTTTAAACCTCTTTGTGTTGCTGAAGCAGAGCTAGGATCAATAAACCAAGTCTTTCCGCTTAAAGTATATAAAACGTCAATGTTTACTTTTTTTATCTTGTTTGCCTGTCTTATATAATCTACGAATAATGATCGAAGAACAAAATACATGTAGCCTTTACTGACTTTTCCATTCTTTATTATCTTATGTTCACAGTTGTATTTATTTAATTTTATATAAGCTTCCATTACGATGTCTTCACTATATAGACCACCGCCTAAGCTTTCAGTCATTGAAATCCATTCTTTATGATACCTATAAATTTTAGTTATCCAGTTCATATAGTCTTAATAAATATTGGAGCAAAATCTTCTATTGTGCTAATTTCTTTTATGTACTCATCTAAATAAACCAGTGAGGAATCGAAATCAAACTGCGTTTCTTCATCGCCTATCTTTAGTAAAATATTAATGCACTCCCAATAATTGTAGATTACTTTTTTTGGGTATATAGTCGTAATTCCTATAATCGCATCGTCAAAGCCTTCCGCTAAAACAAGCGTTTCATCTTCTGACAAATACTTTCTTTCATATAGATTAGAAAGTAGTTTATAATCGTTGTCAGCTTTATTCATTCTCTTTAAAATCTTTAGTTGATTTTGTGAGAAATTCATCAATTGAATCTATTCGTTTAGACAGCTTGTCTATAGCTACGTATAAAGTCGCTGAAACATTCTCTAATATCTTAAATCTTTCTTTTGTGGTGTGTTTCTTTTTCTGACTCATACCATAAGTACGATAGATTTGAAAAGTGTCCTAGTTTATTTAAGTATTAGGCATAAAAAAACCCATGTGAGCTTAACATGGGTCTATTGGGGTCTAACAGGGGTCTATTGGTGTCTATTGGTGTCTATTTAGCTTTCTTTACTTTATCAGCTAAGACATCTTCAATGTAGTTTTTTAAAGGTTTGTTTTCTTTTACAGCTAGAATCTTTAAAGGAACTATTAATTCTTCTTTAATATCAATTAGTTTTCTCATGAGTTGCAGTGTTTACTAAATTCTTTAGTGTTCAATTGAAATGCTGTTCCGTTCATAGAAACAGGGTTTTCTTCACATAGTTCATAATCATGAATGCCATCTTTTTTTCTATAAGGAATAATGATGTCTCTTGCCATCATGTTTAATAATTGCTTTTTTTCTTCTGGTGTAGTATTGTTATAAAATTCTAATATTATATTCATATTCATATTTTTTAGTTTTAAAGGTTTGTTGCTAATGTTTTTATTACTTTTTCATATCTTCTTTCTGCTTCTGCTTCATCTAAATCTTCAAGAGCTTTGTATATTAAGCAAGCGATAACATCCTTTCTCTCTTTGTCAGATAGCAGTAATAATTTTTGAACTATTTGTTCTGTGCTTTTTTTCATATTGTTTATTATTATACTTATTTACAAAAGTGTATTTCGTGTACATTTAATGTCTTTAGTGTTACATAAATGTGGTTTTCTTTAGCTCCTTGAATTTTAAGAGATTCTATTAATAAAAATTTTAAGTTTAAGAAATTGTTAATGTTGTTTTTCATTTTGTTTGCTTTGATTAATATACTGCAATATATAACATATATACAATATATACAAGCTTTATTTAATATATATAATATTCGCCCAGATTTGGATTCTGTAATTGGTAAGAAATCGAGTAGCGTAATCCATCGATTAAGTGATTGAATTTATCTATTGGTGTTCTTGACTTTTTCTCAAGCCATGAATAGTTATTTAGTTCTTTAACAAGGTTTAAACTTTGAGGATCAATCACAAGGTCAAAGTCTTGCAGCATACTTATGCCAAACGTGATAGAGCCTTGTCCTTTAATCGCTGGAACTATATTACAATCTTTAGACAATGCATTTATTAAACGTGGCTCTGAGCTATCGGCTACGATTAAGCTATCTCCAGCAAACTTTTTGTTTAATTCTGCTATTTGCGAAGTCGTCAAATGAGTTTGATAAAAGCATTCTTGAACATATATAATCTTATTATTTTTATCTATGCTTGTTTTTAGAAGCGTACTTTCGTCATTGGAGTAGCCGAAATCTTGACCAAAAACAGCTTTCGATACTTCTTTAAACGCTCCTAATTTCCAGTTGCTAAAGATAACTCCTTCAGCTTTATCTAACCAGCCACCAAGAATTTGGTGCTTGTATTTATTAGGTCGATTAACTTTCATTAATTGAATCTGCGCTAAATAACTTTTTGACAAATGCTCAATGTTATCTTCATACGTAGAATGCATATAAGTAACGTCTGCTTTCGTTAAACTGCTTCCAGCTTGTATTCCTTTAGATTCAAAAAATCGTTCGTATATCCAATGCTCTTTAGTGGTAGGATTTAATATTAAAACGATTCTGTTGTCAACGCCTTTCTGTCTAACTGAAAAGTCTATCTTATCAAAAATAGATTCGTCTGTAAGTTCTTCAGCTTCATCCATTACCCAAGTAGTTATTCCTTGCAATGATTTAAGATTTGCTGTTTGATCTCCTGAAGAAGTTTTAATTCCCCTAAATATTATTTTTGAACCATTTGCAATGTTTATTATTTCATCCTTAGTAATCTTAAATAGATGCATAATTTCCATTTTCTCTAGCTTGTCTTTAAACTCAGGTATAATAGAGATTGCCGCTGATCGTAATGTATATCTAGTAAATAAGATTGTTTGATTAGGCGTTAAAATTAAATATACTAAAGCACCAGCAACAGCATAGGATTTACCAGAGCCACGCCCACCAGTATAAATGTAATATCTTGAATCTTCTTTATCAAACGGAAGAAACTTATGTCCTATTTTTAAGTCCTTCAATTATTTCTTTAAAATCAATGTTAATATTTTCTGCTGTATTTATATCTAAAGAATCTTTAGGACTTCCGTAACCACTATCCATTAAGGCTTTGTATGCCGATACGTCTCCTTTTCGTGCTTTGTTTATTAAAGCTAAAGTCATTATATCTTCTTGGCTTAAATTCTCTAAGTCTTGCGTTAAAGGATTCTTAAACTCTTGATCTGTTGTAAGCCATTTCTTGGCTACTGTGCTTCTGTTTAAACTACCTTTAGGTCTGCCGCTAGGGTTTCCTGATTCGCCTTTCTTCCATGATGTTAAATTGTCTTCTTTTGCCATTGTATCCTCACTGTTGTTTTATGATTTTTTAAATATTATAACACGCTCAAACGCTGGTACACTGACCTTTATGCCGTCTTGCATTGTTGTTCTGTTCTGCAATTCAAAGACTTCTGTTTTTATATATTCAAAGCCGACATCTTTTCCAGCTTCAATTGTATCTTCTACTAGTGGATATACTTTGTTTTTAATTTTTACATCTTCTATATTAATAATTGTTTTACCACCTGATTTTAATACATCATAATTCAGCTTCATCATTGGCTGAAGAAAGTTTAACATCCAGTGTGCATATTCGCTGTATCTATTGCATGATTGTGTTTCTTCATCTGAATAAATTTCTTTTGTAAAATAAGGCGGAGACGTAAAAGAAAAATCAGCAACACCTTTAATCTTGTGTTCATCTACATTGACATCCTCTGCTGGTAGATTTATTAATTGACATTCTTTATTGTTGTTTTTTAATGTATTAAATAGTTTTTGATTTGCTTTGTGTGTAAGCGTGTTTGGATCAACGCCAATATACTTGCTACAGTTAGACGCTAAAAAGCCAGTCAGCCTGCCGCCATACCCTGTAGAGCTATCAAAGACAACGGACTTGTCTGGCGAATGTCTATCGTACATTAATCTTGCATAAGCTGGTCTAAAATTAGCACATGCCTGAGTTCCGTTTACTAGATTCAAAAAAGGTATTGTCGTTTTCTTTATAGTAGCTTCAGAGAGTTCCATCTTTAAAGCTTTTCGCAGATTTTTTTCTATGTTAAAACTATCAAAAGGAGATTTCATATTTATTGCAGATGAATGAAATCTATGTTTATGAAAAGTATCTGCTACTTTATATGCGATTCTACTTCTTTGACAATCTTCTAAAGGCATACTTGCTAGCTTGTTAATTTCTTGCATCATTTCAAACTTTGTCAAATCAGGATAAGGAAATCCAGCTTTACAGTAATATTCATACGCATCGTCAATAATTTCTTTGTCTGTGTATCTTTGTGTTGTTACAATTAATTGATCAAAAGAATCTTCTTCGTCTATGTCATCAGCATCAAACGGAAACCCAGTAACGCCCCATGCTTGTAAGTCTTTTTGCTCAAATTCGTTTGCTAACATATCATAATCCCATTCCCCATAATGTGTATTGTCTTTTATTATAAATTCTGCTTGCTGTTCTTTTGTCCATTTAGAACCATCTTCAAACCAGACTTCTTTGTATTTTAATTCTTGACAAGCTCTTAATCTTTGATTGCCACCTAGAACAACCATGTTTTCGTCAACCACAATAGGTCTTGCTTCCATCATCCAAAAAGAAGTTCGTAACGATTCTAAAAGTTCCTTATATTTATAATCTTTTATAAAACGAGGGTTTTTAGGGTTAGGTTTAATTTTTTTAATTGATATTAATTCTGCTGACATCTATTTATTTTTATTATTAATTAATTTTTCTATGCTGTTAAAATATTGTCTTGCCCTTTGTAATGTTGGAACAGTTATAATATATCTTTGGTTTTTATATATTTTCCAATCAAAATCAAATGGTCTATATTTTATTGTTTTATCTACCTTTTGAATTAGATAGTTTTTATACTCGTATACCCCAGAATATATTTTCTCTAATACAATATGACTTGCATCAGGAATAGGGTTGTATAATTCGTTTTCTAGTTTAATAATAGTGTCATCTTTTTTCATTAGTTTATTTTTAAATGTTTGTTAGGTAATAGCATATAGACATTACTATTCATTTTCATAGGCTTTTAATACTGCTCTCATTTCATTTACTAAGGTTATTACACATGAAGAACACGAACTAAATTCTCTACGCTTTTTAAATACTCTATTATAAATAATTAGTATTCTTTTTTGCATCTCTGCATTTAAAACAGCTTGTGTTTCTAATTTTATATATTTTAAATATTTGTATTCATTTTCGTTTAAACATTCTGGATTTTGTTTTCTAGGAAATAATTTATTTAATTTCTCTTTCCGTTCTGTGCAACCACAATCTTCCCCAAATGCCCAATGAACTAATTTCTTTATTCCTGTCGCTTTTGTAATATGTTCTATTACATCGCCCAATCCTTTAGGCTGTTTGCCTGTATTCATAAACTTCTCTTTTAATTATTCTTTTGCATTTATTTAACTTCATCGAAATAGTATTTTTAGCATTGCCCAGCTTCTTAGATAATTTTCTTATGCTAGGCATTTCGTACATATATAAATTCATTATATTTCTGTCAGCTTCATTCATTTTATTTATTACTGATTTCATTTTAATTACGATTGCTTCTTTGTGCGTTGCTGTAATTACTTCAGGATCAATCACTATAATGTTTTCAATTATCGTGTTTGTCTTTAATTTAATTTTCTTAACGTCATCTATCATTAAACACTTAAGTGTCATAAAAACATATTTTTTATTAATTTGTTTTTTATTATCATATATTTTAACATCACAAAATGATTTACTCTCTAACAATTTGACATATAAATTCTGAACAAAATCTTCCGCATATTTATTTTGAAAATCATTCATCGAGTTTTTTCTTACATATCTAACCCAGTCAATATGATGTTTTGCTATGTCATTAATTGCGATTGTTTTATTCATTGTACGAGTATTAGTTTGGCATTAGGATCAAGTTCTTCCAAAAGTGCTTCAGTTAACTTCCACTTAAGTTTCCAAAGTGCCGTAGGAAATCCTTTAACTTCTATTAATTCAACAGATTCATCAGGCAATATGACTTTAAAATCCATGTAGTAATTACAGATTTTAATTTCATTAACATAAAGTTCTAATTTGAATTGGGGTATAATTTCAATAATCTCACCAGCTTTTAATCGCCAGTCTAATTCTTGGGCGTAAGCAGCCTCTTTTTTACTGTGATATGATCTGCCATTATATGTTTGTTTTACTGCTCCGTATTTATTTCTAGTTTGGTATTTTTTCGTGTACATTAATTATGTGTTTGTTCTACAACTTCGCTCCATTCTTTACAGTCTAAACATCTTCCGTATTGTATTTCGTCATCGGTTACATTCCATAATATTGTTGATCCGCAGCAAGCAGATTCTACTTCTTTTGTTTCCATCATAATTATTTATATGTTTATTAATTAAAACTTTTGATATTTACTTTTTCAATTTCTTCACACTTTGCAAGTGCTTCGTCATAAGTTTCTAAAAAGTATTCAGTCCCTTCTTCTGAATCAGTAACTAAAAACTGTACAGGTTCGCCCATTATACTTGCAAGATCAATACTGTTTTCTAAAGAAATATAAGTATAACCACTCATTGAATTGTAACCAACCTCGTAAATATCCTGAACATCAAGATTCATGTTTTCAGCCATTTCAAGAAATAATAAACTAAGGCTCTTTAAATCTGCTTTACCCATATTGTAACTGCAATAAACTTGCATGTCGTTAATTTGTGATCTTTTCATAATTATATTTTTTTGTTTTAATTTATAGTAATGCTAAACTTTAAATCAAGATTATTAAACTTTAATTTTAAGTATTCTAATAGGTTTTTTTCTTCTAAAATTTGAATCTTAGAAACATTATTAGGCACTTTAAATAAAATTATGTTGTTATCTAACTCTGGTTTTATAGATTTTAAAATTGATACCATGTTAAATCTCTGATTTATTTCTAAAAACTGAATGTAGTTTTCCCAGTACAGAATCATAGGTGTTTGTTTTATCATTTTAATTTTACTTTTTTTATTAATTGCTTTATATTTTTCTGGGTTTAGTTTTCTAAGTTTTCTTTTTTTCAAAGCACCCTTAGAAACTCCTTCAATTTCTGAAGGTTTATGATATGATTTCTTTTGATATTCTTTATTTTTTTCTGGATTTGCTAATCTTTTTTGTTTAGATGCTTCTATTACTTTTGCTCTGTTTTTTTCGTAATGCCTTCTTGATGCAGCAGCTTGATCTTCTGGGTTTTTATATGCCATAATTATATTTTTTCGTTTTGTTTATTATTAATATGATCTCTTGAACTTTGATCAATTGCTATTTCAAATCGTTCTTCTCGATATTCTCTAAAGAATGTAAGAACTTTATCGATGCTTAATCTTTCGTAAAATTCGCCAAATTGACCTGATATTATTCTTTTAAACAATAGAGTTAGATCAGCCATTTTAAGCATGTAGAATTCTTCACAAATAAGAACGGCAGCAAGTTTCATTTGTTCTTCACTCATTGACTTGTTAAGATTTAATATGTCGTTTAAATAAATTAACCATAGTAAAATCAAACCTTCTGTAAACTTTTTAGATTGTTCACGTTGTATTTTACCTAATGAATGAGATGGACTGTTTATTGCATCGGTTACAGAAACAAGTTTACCAGCATGAGTCATACAGTTGCTAGGATTGTAGCGAGTTAATAAGACCTTCTTTGAAGTTTGTTGTATAGCTTGTTTTATTGGTATTATTTTTTCTCCCATTGTTGTTTGTTTTATCTGGATAGATTCCTTTCCATCCGTTTGCCATTGCTAGTTTTATTAATTCTATTGCGTGTGCTTCATTCTCTGAATCGTTGCTAAGTTTAGATAATGCTGCTTGTTCGCTTTGAGTAGATTTGTATTTAAAATTAAATTCTTTGCTTTTATAGATTTTAAATTGATTCCAGATTTGAATAAATTCGTCATTTAAATAAGGATATACTATATCTATATTTTCTATTTCATCTTCTATCTTCATCTTCATCTTCAATGAAGACCTTTTTTTGGCTTTAGTTTGGGTTTTAGGTCTTCCACCTTTTTGTCCATTAAGTCTCTGTTTTTCTACATATGTTTTGCGATCTTCTGAAACATTAAAAAGACGTTCATTAATCAAGTAATCGCCTTTGTCAATGAATTTTTCTTTAATTAATTCAGGAACGTTTTCCCATTCCATGCCAAGAATTAAGGCTAGCCTTTTTTTGGGTATTACGTTTTTGCTCCATTGAATAGAAAGAAGCGTTATATAAAGACCTCTTTCTTCCATTGTTAGATACATGACACCAGTTAAAAAGTCTTGTGGATAGAATTGAAAAGCTGGTGGATTATTATACATTTTTCTTCTTTTTATTTGCGTTTGTATATCTCATCACTGAATGACTTATTCTTTTTTGTTGTTCTAGTGTGAGCTTTGTCCAATACAAATGAACATTATCTTTATAATTTAAAGTATGTCTACCGAGCATGTCTCGACAAAGTCTCATGCAGTATTTAGTAGCATCATTTAATCCTTGATCATGTTGAATTATGTTCTCTAAACTCTTTTCATGATGTATAATATTCGCATAATGTTTGTTAATTACAAACGCGATGTCTTCATAAGTAGAAGAAGTAATTTTTCGACAGATATAACTATATATTTTAATAGCGTTTACTTTGTTTCTTTTTCTACTTGAAGAAGACATGTCGCAATTCATTACTGAATTAACAACTTCAGAAATATTTCGTATATCTATCATGCAGCTATTTTTTGCAACGTGTCAAGTCTTGTTATTTTTGATTCTATTTTCTTAAGTTCTTTCTTAATATATTTCATTGTGTATTCAGAAAGTCCATAGTGGTAATCAAATTCTAAAGACTTTTTCATATTAACAAGAGCGGAATATTTTGCGTTAGTTAAAAACATAAATTCTTCTGTTTTCTTTACTGCCACATAACTTGTGCAATAATTACCGGATTGATGATTAATATGTAATACTGATTCTTTTATAAAACACATGTCTTTAAGCTCAGTGATCCTACCAGTAATTTGATTTATAGGCAAACGATATAAGTTACTTATCTCTTGTGCTGTTATGCCATTATGCTTTAGTATTATCTCATAAATTTGTTTCCTTTTATTAGGAATTTTATTAATAATATTCCTGTATGAAGTGTTTCTGTTTTGTATTGATGTTTCCATAGCCTTATAGTGTTTAGTTATTAAAATGGTAGATCGTCATGACCATGAATAGCTTCGCTTATTTCTTGTCGAACTTCTTCAACATGTGGAGCGTTCACATTGATTTCTTTTATTTCTTCCGTCTTTAATATCCATTCAGGAGTAGATTTTATTTTTTCTTGTATAAAATGCGGAAAAGAATCAAAAGCCTGAATATCAAAATTATCATCATAATCCCAGACAAAAGTTGGATTGATCTGCTTTGGACAAATCACACCTTTAGGCAATCCTGAGACAGCGTTAATGTTAGCGTATGTTCTGCCATTAGAAGATGTATTATGCACAATCGTTAACATGCAAGGTTCACCTAATTGAGAACTCACGTCAAAGTCGTCTATTTCTTGAGGACTTAAAGTTCGACCTAGCCAAGTGTTTAGATGAATAAATAATTTAGCTGTTTCGTATGAAGTTAAATTATATTCAATAGATGCAGCCGCTGGCTTTTCTATCTCTCCTTCTCTAAAAACTTTCATTTCGCCCGGTAATTCAAACTCGACCCAAAGTCCGTTTTTCTCTTTTTTCTCTCCTTTGTATTCAGCTTGTAAAGTTCCTAGATGAATCATTTTAAAACATCTAGCGATATGCGTTCCCGCTGGTGCTAAATAATTATTAGTCTGTGTCGGTGGTTTTTGAAATTTAATCATGGTTTTTATTTTTATGGTTTATGGTTTTAGTTTCTGCAAGGTTGCAAATTTGATTTACGAAATCTTCTGCATTAAAAGGAGTGGCATCGGGAAGTAATTTTTCAACTTTTTTCATTTTTGGCACTACGTTTTTAACTAAAGCTTCGTACATTAAAAAATATTCTGCTTGTGTCATTATTATTGTTTTTATGGTTTTATGAAAGTATTTTATCTAACAAATTAATTTTAGAAGGAGCTGAATTTAATAACTGTCTTTCATTTTTTAGTTCTTTTAAAATGTGATCAAATAATATGTTTTTAATATCATACCTTAAATAAGGGGAGGTTAAATCCAATCTGTCAATTTTGTCTATTGAGACCTGTAATTCATTTTCTGCTTGTGTCATATTTTTGTTTTTTATGGTTTATATATTTACATTAAGTCAACTTCAAAACATATTTGTGATCTGCAATTACCAGCAGAGCTTAAAGCCATTCCGCACTCTTGACAAGTACTGTCTATATGTTCATCGTAATTATTATAGTCGTAGTAGTTCATTTTTTTTTCTTAGGATATGTTAAAAATTGTAACTTCGGTATTACAAAAGATTTGCCAATTCTAGTAGCCGTTATTTCTTTATTTTTTATTGCCATTACAACTGTTCTCTGAGTTTTATCTAAATATGCAGCACACTCAGAAAGGGACAGCTGTGTATCATATAACCATAAATCTTCAAATATGTTTCTAAAAAACTCTTTACGTCTGTAGTCTTTCTTTTTCTTTTTCTTGTTTTTCTTTTCTTCTTTAACTTTAGCTAGATTTTTCATACTGATTTCATTTTTTTACGGTTGTTTTGTTGCTTGATAGTTTTTTGTAATATTTCTACAACTCTTGCCTGAAATTTGTCTGGCACGCTGTAATAAGTAGACAGCCAGTTTGATCTTATCGAGTTAGGTTTTAACTCAAATTCTTTAGATAATAAAAGGCAAAATTCTTTTTGATTATTAATTTCACTATACAGCTTTTTAATGTTTTGTATCATTTCCTGTTCTTTTGTTGGTTTTATAGAGTTATTCATCGTATATTATTAATTGATTATATCACCAATTATGCACTTATACGGACAAATATACACTATTATGTCCAATTAAAAAAATAAAAACAATTAAAAAAAAACAATTATGTCGAATTTTAGCGAAAGAGTAAGTCGAATTTTAGCTGAAAACGAGCTGACAATTATCGAATTTTGTAGAAAAATTGGTTTAAGCTCTCAAACAACTATATCAAAAATCATTAGTGAAAACAGAAAGCCAAGTAGTAAGACATTTGGTAGGATTTTAAAAGGGTTTCCAGAAGTTAATTATCAATGGTTAATTAATGGCGAAGGAGAAATGACTAAAACTGAAACCAGCAGAGTTAAAGGCTTGCCAATGTCTATGTCTGGTAATGATGACCTTACTGTAACCGCTAAACAAGTGATTAGTCAGTTGGATATTAATAATAAACATTATACAGCTATTTTAGACAAGAAAATGAGTGATGATCGGGATTATTATGACTCCGTTACAAAGTCTAACAATTCTAATTATTCTAAAAACATAGAAATTATTTTAAAAGGCTTTCAAGGTTTAGTAGAAAAATTTGATAAAAGTAATGAATACTGGAGCGAACAAAATAAAGAACAAAAAGAGTTACTATTAGAAGGCTTAAAGAAAATTCAAACGCTAGAAACTGATTTAGAAGATATTAAAACTTTCATGGCTGCAAACTTTGAATTAGACAAAATGAAGAAAAAGAAAGCAAAACAAATCAAAAAGCTTACCCCCAGATAAAAGAAAACTTAATTAATTTTAAATAAACTTAAAGAAACAAGGGGCGGCAAGCTCCGAAAAAAAAGACATTTACATGAAGCAAAATGAACACACAAAATTAATTAAAGATGTTATAATTAATGAGATAGATTTTAATAAAAAAGAAAAGAAAAAAATATATAAAGATTATATAAATTCCTTTAAAAATAACCTTATTAAAACTTTTTTCAAATCACATGAAGAAAACGAAATTATAGAACGTGCAAAGAATATTAAAAGAATTAAGAAGGCAAGAACATCCCTTTAGTACTTTCAAAAAGTACTTCTTTATTTATTTTCTTATACTTATTAAGAGTTTTTGGATCTCTTATACCACAAACCGCCATTATTAAATGATCAGCAACACCATCTTCTGCCGCCCTTGTTATATACGTACGTCTTGCAGTGTGTGAAGATATTTTTTCCCATTTTTGTTTTATCTCTATTTTACGCTGATTACCTTTCGTGTAAGTAAATTTAATGTCTTCATTAATTTTTAACTTTTTACATATCTTTTGAATATGTTTATTAAATTTCTGTGAACTTATCTTAGGTAAAACCCATTCATATTTGTCAAGTACCCTTTTTAAATTATCTGTTAATGGAATAAAACTCATTGCACCAGTTTTTTTAGCGACTTTGTAAATTAAGTTATCTCTTACGTCTGCTTTTTCAAAAACGCTGTAATCACTCCAACGCTGACCTGAATAAATTCCTATTAAGAACAAGTCTCTTGCTTTATCTTTTGCGCCTGTAAGTTTAGCATTCTCAATTAAAATAACTTCATCACGAGAAAGCGCAACAGCATCCGCTTCTTTCTTTTTAATATGTACATCTACAAAATCCATAGGAGGGGAGTAGCCTTTTTTTAAACACCATCTAAGAAAGGTTTTAAAAAAACCTATATATCGATATAATGTATTGTCAAATAAATTGTGTTTTTCTCTTAAAAAGATTATAAAGTTCATAAAGAAATCAGCCTTTAATTCTGAAAGTTTATAATTTCTTTCAGTCTCTGCTTCAAAATCCATGATTTTTTTATATAATATTTTATGTTTGTATATTGAATCTTCAGCAACTTCACCGACTTTTATTCTTTCTTCAATAAATTCTTCTAAATAATCTAAAGCGTAAACATGTCTATCTTTCTTTATTTGAAAGACTAGCTTTAAATCGCCAACAGTTAATTCTTTTCCATGTTTACTTCTAACAATATTGATTTTTTTATTAATCTCATTAAGCTTATCAATGATATTTAAAGACTCAATACCACCACCACCACGCTTTCTTATAGGACTTCTGGTTTTTTTATCCCAATTTTTAGGATTTATTTTTATATTTGTCGATAATTGAAAATATTTTTTATCTTTGCCGACATAATATTTCACAATAATTAACGATTTGTTCTTTGACTTAGGTTCTTTTAAATAAAACATAGTTTAGACAGTAGAATGATTAGTAGAATGGTTAGTAGAATGGTTTTTTGGTTCAAATGTAACAAAAAATTACAATTAGACAAATAATTAAACTTTAGTTTACTGTATTTTTCTGAAGCTTTAAGGTTATTAAGAAGAAAACGAGAATTCAGGGGTTCAAGTCCCTGTCTCTCCACGATTATTTAAGAATCCTATCTGTTAAAGGTGGGATTTTTTTGTTCAGTAGAATATATAGTAGAATGTTTACGATTATTTAAGCTGTTTTTAAGCCTATAAATCCATTAATACGTTTATTGCAGTATTTCCGCCAAGAACTACGCCTACGCCAATGGCTTGACGTTTAAAATTCCTAGCATAAGCTGCCGCATAAGATTTCTCATTTACACCACATCCAATTTGCATTCCAAATACTTTATAGCATTTTCCAACGTAGAACTGAACGCCAGCTTTTGTATGTGTATGGCCACAAACTGAGCTTTGCATGTTTTGTTGAGCTTTTCTGTATGCATCACCACCCTCGCCATGTTCGTAGCAGACATTGTCATAAGTAACATTTTCTACCCAATTCCATTTAGGAGTTTTTAACACATCGTTATATCCTTTGATCCATGCTTTAGGAACACCACCTGAAAATGCTTTACGAGATGCTAAACGATCATGATTACCAATGCAAACATCTGCTTTTGGAAAAGCTTGATACCATTTAGCAACTCGCTTTATAGCTAAAGAGAGTTCATCTCCAGCACTCATGCCGTCTGGATCATGTTCATGGTAACTCCAGCCGTGTGCATCGATAATATCTCCAATAAAAATAATTTGGTTACAATTATAATTAGCATATGTTTCTTTGCAAAAATCTAAATAACCATCTAAACAAAACGGCTCATGTAAATCTCCGATTATTAATATTCTACGCTCTTTTTTTGTGATGTGTTTAAAGGCAGTAAGTTTATTGCCTTTTAATCTTGGTCGTGCTTCTTCCATACTATATGTACGGGAATAAGAGAAAGTGTCCTTATTTTCTGGTTTTTTCATAACTCCTTCCGCCGAAGTATGCTATAAACACAACGGAGCAAAGCTGTTTTAATGTTTCTATATGTACTTCTTCAAAGTTAAAATCTTGAAAAGTAGAATCTAATAATATAAATAGAATTAAACTTACTGTCATAAAGATTAAAGTAAGTGGTCTTACATTCTTTGAAAGTTTATTATCACTAGCAAGGTCTGAACTCCATCGTTTTGTAACCTCTTGCATTTCAGTTATATCTTGATCCAATAAACGAAGTGCCATCTCTTTATCTTTGATTGGCATTGGTTGCTTTTCAATAAGGTTTTTAACCACGCCTAACAATCCAGCATCTGGCAAAACAGTTCCTAAAGTGTCAACAATAGAGGAGCCATTGGAAGCTAAAAATTTCCCAACCTTAGTATCTTTAAACTTCTTTGCCATATACCCATTTAAAATGTAAACAAACTACTATTAAATAAACTTTTATTTCTTTGTGATCGTCTTTATCTAATGCTGGATAATATTCCCATCCGAATAATAATCCTCTTTGAATTAAATTGCTAAATTCTATTATCATAATTTATTTTTTTTGATTATTCCACCGTGCTTTAGTGCCTCTTATATCATAATGAACAAAAGAATTGTACATTCCAAGCCCTCCTTGTAATATTTCTCCCTTTTCAATTAGAAGTTCTAGTGTTATATAAACCTCCATCGGAGTCATGCCTTTTATAACTATATCAGCCGCTTTGCCAAAGCAATGCTGACTGGTCTCAATACGTTTTCCTGACTTTAAATCAATTTTATGAGCGCCCCCTATTTTAGCGTTGTAAGCTTCTGATCTGTAAGCACTATTAATTTTTATTGGCTTACCTATATAGTCTCTTAATGTTTGTAATTGATTTGCTACTTTAACTATATTATAAAAAACATCTAACGGCATTTCGCTTTCGTCATTACAATCAAACTCAGATTTACTAAAGTTTTTTGTCATTATTTTTTTTTATTCATTATCCACCATTTTTGAAGTGTATAAAAAATCGTGATAAGTAGAAGAAAAATTTTTAAGCCTATGTCAATGTCTGTCATGGATATACCAAAGCTTGAAGCGTTTATAAATAAAACTTTGTAATCTGCTATCATTTTATTTTTTTTTAAATCTATTATAGCATATTGCAATAGCTTGGTCTTTATCATGATAAGGCGTAAGCATAGGCACACATCTAATCATATAATCTGACTGCTTCTCTGCTGGTTTAGGTTTAGGAATTGGCATACTTATATCCTCTAAATTGATGACACCCTTCTCCTTTTACTTTTACTTCATATTCTAGCCAATCTTCAGATTCATCATGCCAAAGCACATCTACTAAAAAACCAGAGTTTCTAAGCCCTAGTCTAGCAATTAAATTTTCAGAATCAGCTTGTTTATCAATAAACTTTTTTGCTAATGCTTGAGTAGGGAAAACGTATTTCCCCACTCTTACAGCTTTCTTTTTACTTTTTTTCTTTACTACTTTCATCTTCTTTTGGTCTTGAATCATTTTTTTCTAAATCTATTATAACAAATCGCAATAGCTTGATCTTTCTTGTGATAAGGCGTAAGCATAGGCACACATCTAATCATATAATCGCTTTGCTTTTCTGCTGGTTTAGGCTTTGGTATCGGCATCTTACATTTTATTATCTTGGTAAGAAACCCCAAAGAATCCATGAACTCCTTCATCTTCTAAATCAATAGCTTTAGACTTCCAGCCATAAGGATGGTCAATCGTTACATTACCTTCTTCATCGGTTTCTTCTAAATCTTTCCATAGTACATCAACAGAATATTTGTCTGATAATACTGGCGCTTTAGTTTCTTCTCCTTCTTCATTGTATTCCGCTTGCTCTAATACTATAAAGCCAAGCTTTACGATAGTATGTTTGTGAGTAGGGTAGTCATTACCATCTTCATCAGTTGCGTGTGGTAAAGAAGCTATTTTAGATAAAGCACTTGCTTCATCATTGAATTCATATTTTGAAATTTTCATATTATAAAGTTGTTAATGTTTGTAATTGTGCATCTGTTAATGCTTCGTTATATACTGCTACTGTTTTGCATTTTCCGTAGAAGTCTTCTGCTCCATCACCACTATCAAAACTTAAATCATTTAAAGTGCCATTTGGAAACACATTTCCTGTTGATGTGCCTACCTCAACTCCATTAACCCAAAAAGCAAAATCATTTAATTTATATTTAACAGCTAATTTGATATTAGAGGTTTGAGATATTGAAAAAGGCATTGTGCTTCCTTGTACAACACCATCTTTAACAATGCCACTTAAAACTTGATTGCTTGTTGCTCTAAACTGTAAAAAAACTCTATTTGATGCTGTGTTATTTATTGATATAGTTCTCGAAGTTCCATCATCAGCTAAAGCACTTATCTCTGCATACAACACACCTTCTGCAGAATTAAACGTAGAGGATGTTCCAGCACCAAAGCAAGTTTCAGCAGCTCTTGTTTGTGAGCTTCCATTAGTTGGGATGTATGATGTAGGGTAGGATAAGGCTTCTGCTTGTGCGCCCCATATGTAAACGCCTGAAGTTCCATCGCCTGTGTAAGTTACATTCCAAGAATCATCATAAAAGTATAGCGCAT